GGCGCTGCGGATCGGGATCATCTCCGCGCGGGAACCTGTGGGCGCCGCGGTCACGGGACCTGTGGCGGCGGCGCGGGGCGGCCGGCCACGGCGCGGCGGCTCGGGAGAGGGAAGTGCGTCGACGCTCGCACCGGCGTGCTGCAGCACCTCGTCCTGCGGCAGGCCGAGGAAGGCGGCGACCTGAACCGCTTCGAGCAGCTTCATCTGCCGCTCGCCCTTGATCATGCGCGAGATCGCCGAAGGCGCGAGACGCAGGTGACGCGCAAGATCGGCCTGTGTCGCGCCGGTGCGGTCAAGCGCCTGCTGAAACCAGATCGCATCCATCATTCGCCAATCGTAATTGCGATATTGACATTATTATCGCAATAATATATCCGGCATGCGCGTTTGACAAGGGGAGGTCGATCCATGCGAAACGCGCGGCAAGCGTCGGGGGAGAGCGATGCAGAGGGTTCCGGGTGTGCCTTCGTACTTGACGACGACCGGGGCGAAGCCGGCGGTGGCGGTTTCTGCGATGCGCCGCGCCGACAGGGGTCGGTTTATTGCGAGGAGCATCATTCGCGTTGCCATCTGACCGGTGGCAGCGGCGCCGAACGGCAGCGACTGCGCGAGATCGAGGCGCTGGCCACCGCCGTCGGCGGTCGGCGCGGGCGCCAGGCGCGCCGGCCACCACCATATTTGTTGCGGCGGCTCGACCGCATTGCGCGGACTTTGTCGCGCCATGATCGTTCTCTAAATGTTCTTAGGACCGAAGATGCCGCGGAATAGCAGGGCCGGCGCCGCCGCCTTTGCGGCCGCGGACACCGGGCCGACGCCGGAGCGGCGGCAGCACGGGCTGATCGAGCAATTGCCCGGCACGATCTCCGATGCCAACGGCCGTCCGTCTCGGCCATATCGGGCCGTCGACACGTTGGCGATCATGCAAAAGCGCGGCTCGATCACGGCCGGCATGCGCCAGGCCGGCGAGGATTTTCGCGCCCGGTTCGCCATCGCACAACTCGATCCGCTGCGTGCGGTCGACCTGTCGCAACTGCGATTGGGCGAGCGGAGTGTGCGCCGGCCTGACAATGACGGGCCGGGCTTGCGCATCGAGGCGGCGCGCGGCGCGGTCTGGCGCGCCGTCCAGTCGGTCGGCGGCATCGGCTCGCCGGCGGGGTCCTGCGTCTGGCATGTCCTCGGCTGGGAATGTTCGGTCAAGCAATGGGCGCTGGAGCAGGGCTGGAGCGGCCGGCGGGTCAGTCAGGAAGCGGCCGCGGGCATCTTGATCGCCGCCCTCGGCGCGCTGGAAGCGCATTTCGGCACCAGTCGATCATTGCGTAAATAGCATTTAATCGTTGACAAATCCGGATCGATCTGATACAACTTCATCACCCTGACGGAATTGGGCCGCGACGCCCGCATCGCCTCTCTCGAAAGAGTATTTTTGTTGGCAACTCGGTCACCGCGCGGCGGCAAGTCCAGGCCGGCAACCGGCCGGCGTGCGCGAAGGACGGCGGAACCGCTGCCGCAGACGGGTGAATTCGAGGATATCGCGGCGCGGGCGGCGCGGCTTGGGGTCACGCCCGAACGGGTATTGCAGGAATATGCCCGCATCGCCTTTGTCGATCTGCGCCACATCGTCGAATGGGACGGCGCGGGCGGCGTCCACGTCAAATCGTCGATCGAACTGAGCGCCGACGATTTGGCGGCGATATCGGAAATCGTGCCGGGCATCGATCCGGCGCATCCACGCGTCAAGTTCTACGACAAAAAGGCGGCGCTCGACGCAATCGCACGTCATCTCGGCATGTTCCCGCTGCCGGCGCGGCGCCACGAGGCGGACGTGCCGGACGATGAGGGAGAAGACCCTCGTGAATTCCTTACGCGTGAACTTGCTCGCATCGCTGCCGGCGCCGCTGCGCCACAGCCTGATCTGGTCGCTGACCCCGCAACAAGCGCTGAGCCTTAAGCACGATTGGTCGTACCGGGCGCGCGATGAGCAATTGCCGCCGCCCGGCGACTGGCGGGTCTGGCTATTGCTGGCCGGGCGCGGCTTCGGCAAAACGCGCACCGGCGCCGAACTGGTGCGGGCGCGGGTCGCCGCCGGCTTGGCGCATCGCATCGCGCTCGTCGCACCGACCGCGGCCGATGCCCGCGACGTCATGGTCGAGGGTGAGAGCGGCCTGTTGGCGATCGCCTCGCCGGCGGACCGTCCGGTTTACCAGCCGTCGAAGCGGCGCCTGACCTGGCCGACCGGGGCGATAGCGACGCTGTTCAGCGCTGACGAGCCGGAGCGACTGCGCGGCCCGCAGCATGATTTCGCGTGGTGCGACGAACTCGCGGCGTGGCGCTATCCGCAGGCCTGGGACATGCTGATGTTCGGCTTGCGGCTCGGCGACGATCCGCGGGCGGTCGTGACCACGACGCCGCGGCCGACCAAGCTGATCCGCGGTTTGCTTGCCGACCCGACGGTGGCGGTGACGCGCGGTCGTACGTCGGAAAACCGCGCCAATTTGGCGCCGGCCTTTCTCGACCAGATCGTGCGGCGCTATCAGGGCACGCGGCTCGGCCGACAGGAACTCGACGCCGAAATTCTTGAAGACGTGGCCGGCGCCTTATGGCAGCGCGGCATCATCGAGGCGGCGCGGGTTAACGCGGCGCCGGCGATGTCGCGGGTCGTCGTGGCGATCGACCCTGCCGTCTCCTCGAACGACGAGGCGGACGAGACGGGCATCGTCGTCGCCGGTCGCGATATGGCGGGGCACGGATACGTTCTGGCCGACGCGTCGGGGCGTTATGCGCCGCCCGAATGGGCGAGGGCGGCGATCGCCGCTTACGGCGCGCATCAAGCCGACCGCGTCGTCGCCGAAATCAACAATGGCGGCGAGATGGTCGAAGCGACGTTGCGGATGATCGATCCGGCCGTGCCGTTCAGCGCGGTGCGGGCGGCGCGCGGCAAGGTCGCGCGGGCCGAGCCGGTGGCGGCGCTCTACGAGCAGGGCCGGGTTCACCATGTCGGCGCCTTTGCCCGGCTGGAAGACCAGATGTGCGGCTTCAGCAACGATTTCGACCGCAACGTCGCCGGCTATTCGCCGGACCGGGTCGATGCGCTGGTCTGGGCCTTTACGGAATTGCTCGTCACGCCGCCGGGCGGCGACGGGATCTTCGAGACTTATCGGCGGCTTGCCGCCCCAGGAGAGTGAGGCGCAATGACGCTTTTGGTCAAAGATGCCAATACGACGATCCAGTCGTTGGCCACGCAACTCGACGGCAGCGGCAATCTCGTGCCGGTGCACGCGCCGGCGACCACCAATACGCAAGGCGTGTCGACCGCGATCGGGCCGCAGAACCCGATGCCGGTGATCAACGCAGCAGCGGTCGCGGCCAGCGACGGCAGCGGCACGCTCGCCGCCGGCGGCAGCGCGCAGACCCTGTTCGGCGGCATCGCGCCGGTGAACGGCTTTCTGCTGCAGAACAATTCCGCCGGCGCGTTGTGGATCTGCGATGTCGGAACTGCCTCGGCCGGTGGCGCCAGCATCCAGGTGGTGGCGAATGGCGGCGTATTTTTCACGCCTTCCGGCTATAAGCCGGCCGGCGCGGTGAGCCTTTACGGCGTCACGACCGGCCAGGCTTTCGCGGCCCGGCGGTGGTGACGCTGATGCGCGGGTCTCAACTCGGCGTCGCCGCGCTGCTCGGCGGCATGCTTGCCCCCTGCGCCGCGATGGCGCAATCGCCCGGCAATTTCTCGACGCTCAGCACGACCGGCACGGCGACGCTCAACGGCGACGTGTTGATGTGCTCCGGCCGTCCCTGGATCGACGTCAGGTGCAACGGCGCAGTCGGCGACGACAGCCATGACGACACGTCAGCAATTCAGACGACGATCGACACCGCGATCACCAACAATTGGCCGGTGCATGTTCCGGCCGGCACTTACAAGGTCTCGACCAAGATCACGGTCGATTATGCCGGTCAGGCGAGCAGCGGCTTTCGCCTGATTGCCGAGGGCGCGACGCTCGATGGGCGCAGCATCGCCGCCGGCGCCGTATTGCAGGTGCAGTGCGGCGGCGGCACCACCGGCAGCCCGACCAATTGCTTCTACTTCAAGGAAGAGGGCGGTCTGTTCGTCAACGCCGATACGCCCGCCTATGCGGTCGTGATCGGCAAGACCGATTTTTCCGACGCGCAGAACTCGATCAAGGTCGATCACCTGGTGGTCAACAATGCCTCGACCGCCGCGGGCGCCGGCGGGCTGCAGCTTAATTTCGTGCTCGACTCCGATATTTTCGCGATCGCCGACAGCGCCGGCGGGGCCGCCGGTCTGGCCCTCGAACAGACGCAATTCTCGCGCATTTCCGGCGCCGGTTCGGCATCGGGCAGCGGCGGCACGGGATTGCTGCTCGAACAGGGTTTCGATTACGCGAACATTTTTTTCGCGGTCGATCTGGAGAACGCGCCGACCTGCCTTGGCATCACCGCCAATCATGACGGCATGAACACGTTCATCTCGCCGTATTTCAATTGCACGACCGCGGTCAACGCCACCGCCAGTACGCACAATTTGCTGGTCAACCCGACCTATGCCGGCAGCGTCGTCAATCGCGGGCCGCAATCGACTGGCGTCGAGATCGTCGGCGGCGGCAACTGGTCGCGGTGGCAGTTTCCGGCGGCCGCCAGCTACACCGCGGCGCCGATCGACGACAAGACCGTGCTGTCGTCGTTCAACGCGACGGGCGCATCGCTGGCGGTGACATTGCCGGCGCCGAGCACGGTTGGCGCCGGCTGGTCGATGGGTTTTGCTACCGACAACGACAAGGGCCTGACCGTCACCGCCTCTTCGGGGCAGATCCTCGGCGGCGGCAAAGCCGTATCTACGGTGACGCTCGGGACCGGGAACTATCAGTTCCTGCAGCTCGAATCCGACGGCACCAATTTCCGGGTCGTCGATGCCACGCGAAGTACGGCAGCGGTCAACGGCATCGAGAGCCGCGACTGGCCGGGGACTTGGCTGTACCCGTCAGCTGCCGGTTACGCCGCTACGCTCGCCGACAACGGCAACGTGCTGTCGAGCTTCAATACGACGGGCGGGTTGACCGTCACGCTACCCTCGACGACGGCGTTGCCGTCCGGCTGGTCGATGGGGTTCGCCACCGACAACGGCAAGGCGTTGACCGTGCAGGTCAATGGCAGCAGCGGCGGCCAGATCCTGTATCCGCTGGCGAATACCGCCGGCCAAACCTCGCTGAGCCTGGCCGGCAATTCCTACGAGTATGTGACATTGCAATATGACGGCGGCGGCAATTTCCGGATCGAACAGGCGACGCCGGCCACCGCGCGACAGCTTGGCATGGCCGGCACGGGCGGCTTGTCGCGTTGGCTGTTCCCGTCGGCCAATGCCTATGCTGCGGCGGTTGGTGACAACGGGACGGCGATTTCCGCCTATAACAGCCCGTCATCCTATCTGACCGTCACATTGCCGTCGACGACGGCGATCAACGCGGGTTGGACTTTGGCGATCGCCAACGACAACGGCAAAGTCGCGGCGGTGCAGGTTAACGGCACCAGTGGCGGCGCGATCCTTTATCCCGGCAGCGGCGCATCGACGAGTTCGTTGCAGCTGGCCGCCGGGAATTACGAGAACGCCCTGCTGCAATTCGACGGATCGAATTTCCGGGTATTGCACCTGACGCCGGTTACCGGCGCCTCGGTGGGCGTCACTGGCGGGACGTGCACGGCGAAGTGGAATTTTCCGTCCGTCAGCACCTATGCGGCAGGCCAGACCGATTGCGGCTCGGTGTTGTCGAGCTTCAACTCGCCGACTTCGAGCCTCGCCGTCACTTTGCCGTCGACGACCGCGATAACCGCGGGGTGGTCGATGAGTTTTGCCTCGGACAGCAACAAGGCGCTGAGCGTGCAGGTCAACGGCACCAGCGGCGGCAATTTGCTGATCCCCGGGACGCGTGGCGCCCAAAGCGCGCTGACCCTGTACGGCCAGAATTATGAGCTGGTGACGGTGCAGTTCGACGGTTCGAATTTTCGCATCATGTCGGCAACACCGGCAACCGCTTCGGCCAACGGCATGTTCCCGCCGGTCGGCACGCCGGCATCGGGCGCCGCCGCCTGCCAAACCGGCCAGATCGAGTTCGATGCCAGCTATCTCTATGCCTGCACCGCCGCCAACACCTGGAAGCGGTCCGCCCTTTCCAGCTTCTAACGTCATCTCCGGAGAGAGCACCACATGCCACCTAATGGCGGTCTTCGCACGCCCTTGACGGCCTCCTACACCTGGGGCCAGCAGGGTCTCGAAACGCAGTTTCAAAACGTGTTCCAGCCGGGCCAGGGCATTTTCTCGCCGGGCTATCCGCTGGTGCCGCCCGAACCCGAGCGGGTTCGGTTGTGGGATTTCCCGGTCGGCGTCAACACGATCTATACGCCGCGCTCCTATGAGCCGATCTCGTTCGAGGAATTGCGCGCGCTGGCCGAGGCGCACGACATCACGCGGCTGGCGATCGAAACCCGCAAGGATCAGCTCGAAAAGCTCGACTGGGCGATCAAGCCGCGCGGTACGCAACCGCCGGACAGCGACGCGAAGGTGCGCAGCGCGCGGCTCGCGGAATTCTGGCGCCGGCCGGACGGCGAACGGCCGTTCGCGAGCTGGCTGCGCGAGTTGCTCGAGGATCTGCTGGTGCTCGACGCGCCGGCGCTCGAGATCCGGCGCAATCGTGGCGGCGACATCATCGGTCTCGATGTCGTGGACGGTGCCACGATCAAATTGCTGTTCGACGACACGGGACGCCGCCCGAAACCGCCGGCGCCGGCGTTCGAGCAGGTGATCCACGGCCGACCGTGGAAATTGCTGAGCGGCGACGAGCTTTTGTATCTGCCGCGCAACGCCCGGCCGCACAAGGCGTATGGGTTCGGCCCGGTCGAGCAGATCGTGATGACGGTCAACATCGCGTTGCGGCGGCAGGCGATGCAGTTGCAGCATTTTACCGACGGCAATGTGCCGCCCGGGCTGTTGAATGCGCCGGACGGCTGGAATGCCGAGCAGATCCGCCAGTTCCAGGAATGGTTCGACAGCGTCTTGGCGGGCAATACCGGAGCGCGCACGCGCCTTGTGTGGGGCCCGAGCGGCACCCGCTATCAGCCGTTCAAGGAGGCACCGTACAAGGACGAGTTCGACGAGTGGCTGGCCCGCATCGTCTGCTACGCCTTCTCGCTGCCGGCGACCGCCTTCACCCGCCAGGTCAACCGCGCCACCGCCGAAACGACGCAGGAAGCCGCGGTCGCGGAGGGGTTGGCGCCGTTGATGGGCTGGGTCAAGCGGTTGGCCGACCATGTGATCCAGGACCGCATGGGGCAGACCGACCTCGAATTTGTCTGGGCCGATCTGCGCCCGGCCGACCCGTCGGAGCAGGCGAAGATGCTCGATCTTTATGTCCGCGACGGCATCTACACGGTGAACGAGGCGCGCGACATTCTCGGCCTGGCGCCGGTCACCGGCGGTGAAGTGTCGATGATCTACGCGGCCAGCGGCCCGTTGCCGTTGCCGTTGCCGTCGGGTCATGCACCTCCAGTAGCGACCCGGTGAACTGTCGATAGCGCCGGGCGCACCCCGCGCGGCTGATTTCCCGCAACCAACGGGCAAACTTCACATGACCTCTTTCTCTCGCCGCCTTCGTGCGGTTTTTGTTGTGGCGGTCGCCTGCTCCACACAGGCGATTGGTGGCGCTGCCTGGGCACAGAACAATGCCGTCGATGTGCCGGCCTACCGGCAGCTTGGCGCGACCGAAACGATGGCGCCGCCCGGCGCCGACGGCACCGATTACAGCGCCAACCCGCCCTCACTGAGCGGTCTGGCGCTGCTGGCGACCATTCCGGCGGCCGCTACGCCGCGCCGCGGCTATCTGGTCCAGGCGCAATGCGCCGCCGGACTGACGATCGCTCTCGATGACCCGCAGGGCGCTCTGACGCCGACGATCGTCGTGTTGGCGGGCGCCGCGGCCGATGGCGGACAGGGCGGTTCGTTCAGCATGCAAGGGACGCCGCATACCGGCCGCATCCGAATCTATTCGAGCAACGCGAGCTGCCAGATGGCGGCGAGGAGCTGGTGACGATGCAGCGATATCTCGCACCGGCGGCCTTGCTCCTGGCCTTGCCGGCATCGATTGGCTGGGCGGATGTGGCGCTGGCCCCCGCCATGGCACCGAATGCGGCGAATGCGGTGCTGCCGCCCGCGCGGGTAAATCAACATGTCGGCGCGTATGTGACGCCCGAGGATTATGGCGCCTACGGCGACGACAGCCGCGACGACACGGCGGCGATCAACGCGGCGCTCGCCGCGGTGGCGTCGTCGAGCGAGTACACGCTGAAGCTGCTGCACAACGTCTACAAGGTGACGAGCGACATCGTCATCGACATCGGCGCCTTCTCCAACAATCTGCAGTCGGACGGGCTGAAGATATTGGTGCCGGACGGCGGCGCCGACCTCGACGGCGCCTCGATCACGGCGACGCCGACGTTGGAAATCCGCTGCACCGGCGTCGCCAATGGCTGCGACAACCTGGTGATCGGCGGCGGCCGGCTGACCGTCAAGGGCAGCAACGCCAGCGGCCCGGTGTTCGTGCTCGGCAAGTCCGATCTGTCCGACAGCTTTGTCGCGCCGACGATCGACTATCTGGTGGCGCAGAACGGCGCCAGCGCATCGGGCGCCATGGGCGCGCAGGTGAATGTCGTCGCCGCCGGCAAACTGCGCTTCCTGATCCCCTACAGCGCGGCCGGCGGCTCGGCCGGATATGCGGTCGAGTTGCAGCAGGTGTCGGCCAGCGCCGTCGAAGTGGCGGGCGGCGATTGGACCACCGGCGGCGTCTTGCACCTGACCGGCGGCAACAATGTCGGCAACGACATCTTCCTGTCGTGCGGCGGCGGCACCGAAACCGGCCTCGTCATCGACAATTCGGGGTCGCAGGGCAACCGCATCCGCGCCAATTTCAGCGGCTGCGCCACGGCGGTCAACGCCACTGCCGGCAGCGGCAACATCCTGGAATACCCCTATTACGGCAGCGTCGCGAAGGGCACCAGCCTGGTCGGCATTACCGCACCCGAGGGTGAATTGATCGGCACCCAGACCGCCAGCAACTCGGCGGCGCTGACCTTCACCGGGCTGCCGGTCTTCGCCTATTACCGGCTGACCTGCTCGGCCCTGGTGCCGGCGACCGACACCGTCTATGCCGATCTGCAGTTCGGCGAAGGCGCGACGCCGACCTGGCAGACTGCCGGCTATCGCTGGACCTACAACTACCAGGCGACCGCCTCGTCCGGCGGCAACAGCAACAGCGGCAGCGGCGGCACGAGCGCCATACAACTCGGCGGCGCCGCCACCAACACCGCCAGCTATGGCGGCTTTTCGTTGACCGCCCGGCTCGACAATCTGGCCTCGACGACGCAGCAAAAGAGCGTCGATTTCGTGACGCGCCTCTTTAACGGCTCCGACTATTACGAGGAAGAGGGCATCGCCTACTACACCGGCGACACCAACGCCGTCACCGGGCTGCAGCTGCTGATGTCCAGCGGCAATATCACCTCCGGGCAATGCAGCCTCTACGGGCTGAATTCGTGAACCGGACCGGCATGAACGAGGGAGAATTCTCGATGCGATTTTATTGCCCGATCGCAAAGATCGATGGCGAGCAACGGATGGTCTGGGGCTACGCCTCGACCGAGATCGAAGACGAGCAGGGCGAAACCGTCACCCGCGATGCATTGGCGGCCGCGCTCGACGACTACATGCGCTTTGCCAACATCCGGGAAATGCATCAGCCCTCGGCGGTCGGCATCGCAAGGGAAGCCGCAGTCGACGACAAGGGCCTCTATCTCGGCGCCAAGATCGTCGACGACGATGCCTGGGCCAAGGTGGTCGAGGGCGTTTATAAGGGGTTTTCGATCGGCGGCCGGGTCACCGCGCGCGATCCGATGGACCGGCGCGTAATCATCGGACTGAGCCTGACCGAAATCTCAGTGGTCGATCGCCCGGCCAATCCGGAAGCCGTTTCGATTGCTGGAAGCGCGCCGGCGGGCCAGCCGCCGATCTGCCGCAGCACGGCAATGCCGATCCGCGCGAGGTCGGCGATTACGCCGATCCCGGTTACCGGTCGGACGGCAAGAAACGCTACCCGGTCGATACCGAGCGGCATGTCCGCGCTGCCTGGGCCTTCATCCATCAGCCGCACAACGCCGGCCGCTATACCGCGGCGCAGCTCGATCGCATCAAGGCTCGCATCGTTGCCGCCTGGCGGGCGCTGATCGATCCGGACGGACCGCCGGCCGCGATGCCCGACGCCGGCGCGGCGACCGATATGACGCGCAAGGGACTTGGCGCGGTCGGTGAGCTGGCGCAACTCGTTGTCGATCTCGATTGTTTGAGCGACCGGCTGGCGCCGGATGCCTGGCCACTGTCGCGGCGGCTGCAAACCGTTGTCGCGGAGTTGTGTGGCGTGCTGGAAGCCTTGCTTGCCGCCGAGTCCGATCGAGATGATGCGCCGATCGCCGCCATGGCTGTGGCGCGCGGCATCCGCAAGGCGCACCGGCCGGATATCGTGCCGGCGGCCGACAGCCTCGCCAAGCTGGCCGACGAGATCGTGCCGCGGCTCGAGGCGCTGCAAAAACGGGTCGACGAGATCGCGCGCACGCCGTTGCCGCCGCAAACCATCACCCGCGGTTTCACAGGCGTGTTGAAGCAGGCGGATGCCGGCGCCGCGAGTTTCACGGGCGACGATGTCGTGGCGGCGTTGGCACGGATGAGCGACGACGAACGCACGCTGACGCTGATCAAGGCGGCGCGCTTCAACCCGATTACACCGGTCAGCCGACCCGCGGGGTTCATCCCGCGCTAGCGTCACTCGCCCTTAACCCAAACCGAAACCCGGCCTTGCTGCCGGGTTTTTTCATGCCCGAGCGGAAGGACAGACATCGATGAACCCGACCCAGGACACGCTCGATCTGGTCAAAGGCGCGCTGAGCACGCCGGATGACCGGATCGCCAAGACGATCTCCACCAGCACCGGCCTTGTCGCCTACGATCTGCAGGCGCCGGCCAAGAACCTTTATCCGTTCGTCACGCCGCTGCGCAATTCGGTGCCGCGGGTCGGCGGCGGCACCGGCACCGCAACCAACTGGCGCCAAGTGACGGCGCTGATCGGCTCCGGCTTCGACGCGATGGGGTGGGTCCCGGAAGGACAGCGTTCCGGCCAGATGTCGTATACGACCGCCTCCAAATCGGCCGCGTTTGTGACGATCGGCGAGGAAGACGCGGCAACCTACGAAGCGATCAGCGCCGGCCGCTATTTCGAGGACATCCAGGCGCGCATGACCTTCCGCCTGCTGCAAAAGATGATGCTGAAGGAGGAGATGGCGATCCTCGCCGGCAACGCCTCGCTGCAGCTCGGCACGCCGTCTGCGCCGTCATTGTCGGCATCAGGCTCCGGGGCGACATTGCCGAGCGCCACTTATTCGGTGATCGTCGTGGGACTGACCGCCGAGGGTTACCAGAACTCCGCTCTCTCCAGCGGCATCGCAACGACCAAGACGATCAACGGGGCCGACGGCAAGACCTTCGTGTTGTCGGGCGGCTCGTCGAACAAAAGCACGAACACGACCCAGGCAGTGACGCTCGGGCAGACATTGTTTGCCGCCGTCACCGCAATCCAGGGGGCGGTCGCCTATGCCTGGTATGTCGGGCCGTCCGGTTCCGAGACGTTGCAGGCGATCACCACGATCAACAGCGCGACCTTTGCTGCGCCCCTGACCGGCAGTCAGCAGGCGGTGTCGGCCGTCACCGCCGATAATTCGGCCAACCCGAACTACGCCTATGACGGGCTGTTGACCAATGCGTTCAAGTCGGGATCGAACGCCTATGTCAACGTCATGGCGACCGGCACCGCCGGCACCGGCACGCCGCTGAGCGCCTCCGGGCGCGGCTCGGTGGTCGAGATCGACGCGATGTTTCAGCAGATGTGGAACCTCTACCAGCTGTCGCCGACCGTGCTGTACGTCAACGTCCAGGAGCTGAAGAACATCACCGATAAGGTGTTGTCGAACGCCTCCGGCCCGTTGCTGCGGTACGAGGTCACCGGTGACGGAAATCCGTATGATTTGGCCGCGGCGGGAGCGGTGTCGTTCTACTTCAACCCGTTCGCATTGAACGGCGGCCTGCGCATTCCGGTGCGCATTCACCCGCGCGTGCCGCCGGGCACGATCATCGGCTGGGCCGAGAACCTGCCGGTACAGTACCAATCGAACGAAGTGCCGAACGTCGCCGAGGTCAAGACGCGACAGGATTACTACCAGATCGACTGGCCCGTCGTTACCCGCCAGCGCCAAGTCGGTGTCTATGCGGAAGAAGTGCTGGCTGTCTATGCGCCTTTCGCGATCGGCGTCATCACCAACATCGGCAACGGCTGAGCCGGGTTTAGAGAATTTCTTTTCGGAGGGCCCGGACCGATGACCTTTGGTGATCTCACCTGTTTGGCTGACGTGAAAGCCTGGCTGCAAACCGGTCAGAGCGCCTTTCCCGACACTGACGACACACTGCTGACGCGGCTCATCACGGCGGCGAGCCAGTTCATTCAGAACTGGCTTAACCGCCAGATCGCGTCGAGCGACTGGCTCGAAGTGCGCGGTGGGAGCGGCGGCCAGACACTGGCGTTCGCCAATTTTCCGGTTAGTGCGGTCCTGTCGCTGTCGATCGACGGGCTGAACATACCGCCCGCGCGGGAGGATGGCGGCTTCGGTGCCGGCTATGTGTTCAGCCCGACCGAGCTGGCCTTGCGCGGTTATGTGTTCACGCGACGCGCGCAGAACGTGATCGTCACCTATACCGCAGGGTATCCGGCGACGCCGCCCGATGTGGCGCAGGCCTGCATCGCGCTGGTCGGGCAGCGCTATCGCGAGCGTACCCGCATCGGCGAGATGTCGCGCGCGTTGAGCGGCACCGAGCTCGTGACATTCTCGCAGAAAGACATGAGCGACGGCGTGAAGCTGCTGTTGTCACAATACCGGATGGTGACACCGGCGTCGGGCATGGCGCGGCGAAACGCGATGACGGCCACCGACATGGCACTAATGGCGGCGGCCCTGTGATTACGCGCGAGCCGATCTATGCCGCGCTGTTCTCGCTCGCCGCCGGATCGGCCGGTTTCGTTGTGGCGGCGCGCCGGTTGCGGCATTGGAGCGATGTCACGCCGGCGGAACAGCCGGCGCTGTTCATGCGGCAACGCACCGAGATCGCGGCCGTCGCCGCACTTGGAGCGCCGACCGTGTGGACATTGGCCGTCGAGCTTTATGTCTACGCGCACGCCAGCGATCCCTATGTCGCACCGGCGATGATGCTGAACCCGCTCGTCGATGCGATCGAGGCGGCGTTGGCGCCGATCGCAGTGACCGGCGTGCAGGATCTCGGCCTGCCCGCAATGGTTCAACACGCCTATATCGCCGGCAAAATCGCGACCGACGAAGGGGTTTTGCGCGACCAGGCGGTGGCGATCATCCCTGTCGAAATCCTCTGCCTTTAGCAGGAGTTCCCATCATGGAAGACAGCACCGGACCCGCCGAGGCAGGTCCGCCGAAATCGGCGTTCGACGACATCGTCGAGCGCTGGTGGCACGACCATTTTCCCGGTTCGCCGGTCGCCGCCGTCACGCAGGCGTGGAACCACGCCTTCGCCGCCAAGGAGGAACTGAAATGGCGCCTGGCCAACCTCGATCGGCCGAATAGCGCTAAGGGAGTGCAGTGACATGCAATTGGCATTCGGCGCCGGGGCGCTGTGGGGCAACCGCACCGACGTGACCGGCTCAGGCATCGGTCCGGATCAGTTCGGCATCTTGCAGGAAGTGCAGATCGACTGGGACTGGACGACCAAGGAATTGTGGGGCCAGTACCAGTTCCCGGTCGATATCGCACGCGGCCAGGGCAAGATCACTGGCAAGGCCAAGTTCGCCCGCATCTTCGGCGCGATCTACGGCGATTTGTTTTTCGGCCAGACGCCGGCGACCGGCCAGCTGACCGTGGCGGAGAACGAGGCGGCCACCGTGCCGGCGAGCACGCCCTATACCGTGACGGTCGCGAACGCAGCTTATTTGGCCGATGATCTCGGCGTCTTTTATGCGACTGGCGCCAATGCCGGCGAACGTTTCACCCGCGTCGCTACGCCCTCGGCTGCCGGGCAGTATTCGGTCAATCTGGCAACAGGGGTCTATACGTTTGCCGCGGCCGATGCCGGTGCCGCGCTGCTGATCAGCTACCTGTACACCGGCGCTGCCGGTAAGAAGCTGGTGCTGACCAACCAGCTCGTCGGCTACACGCCGACCTTTAAGGCGACGTTCTACACCACCAAGACGACACAGGGTGTGCCGGCCGGCGTCGCCCTGGTGCTGAACGCGTGCACTGCGACGAAGCTCTCGTTGCCGACGAAGATCGACGATTATGAAATCCAGGAATTCGATTTCAGCGCCTTTGCCGACGCCACCGGCACGATCGGCACGCTGAGCGTCAACGAGTGAGCGCCATGACTGAAACGATCACCCTCGGAGGGCGGCGCTTCGAGTTGCGGCCGCTGAAGCTCGGGCAATTGCGCCATCTGCTCGATGCCCTTGACGCGATGGCCGGTACGTCCGGCGGCGCATTGATCGAGGCTGCGGTCAAGGTTGTCGCCGCCGGGCTGGCGCCGACGCACCCCGAGGCGACGGCCGAAATGCTGCTCGATCTCGAAGCGACGGTCGACGAGTTGAACGCGGCGGTCGCGGCGATTCTCAATTTGGCGGGGTTGCGCCACACGGGGGAAGCGCCACTGGGGGAAGTACCGCCGGTGGCGAGCCTCGCGACAAGCTCGCCGGGCAACTCGGCGCCATCTACGGTGCCCTCGCCACCGGCTGCGAATATTCTTATCGAACCATCGACCGTATGACGCTGGCCGAGGCCGGCGAGATTTTCGCGTATTGGCAACAGAACCCGCCGCCGCATTTTCTGTTGCAGGTGATCGCTCGGGCGCTGGGCTGGACCCCACACCCGCAGCGCGCGTCTGCATCGCAAGCCGAGGAGATTGCCGCCACCGCACCGCCCGGTCTCGCCGTGCTGCGCGGCGGCGATCTCGGCATGCCCGCGCCGCTCGACCGGGAGGCATTGCGGGCGC